GGAGCTCTTAAGGTTATAGGTTTACTTCGCGGTGACAGTCGTCTATCTTTCTATATTGACGCGCCAGAGCCTACGCGCATCGTGTCTAGTCTACGCGCCATTAAAAAGAACCCAGACAACCTTGTGAAGCCTTTTTACTCATATCGCAAAGGTTATACGCAAGCTAACGCTCCTGATGTCTTAAAGAGTCTCCTAGAGACTGTAGACGCGCTTCTTACGAACGAGTGGGCTACTACGTTGTACCCAACGCTACCGTGGACCGCGCAGGAAAACATTCAAGAGCAACTGCATGAACCAGCGCGAAATAGTCTTAAAGGAATTAACCTTGATAGGTACTTAATCACAGAGCCAGAACCTTCTGACTCTGAACGAACTGATAAATGGGTAGTAGAAAACTTTTCTTCTCCATGGACTAAATCAACCATTGCCATGCTTGCCAATCCTACAGTTCCTATGAAGTGGAATAAAGGTTGGGCAGACGATAAGGTAGCAGATCAAATTGCTCGTGGCACAGGAGCTTTGATTAGCCCTCACCAGAACGGAACATGGTGGACATACCGCATAGTTCAGTGTCTCAATGCTCTAACTCCAGTTGCTACTGACTGGCGTGAAAGTGGCTTCATTGGAAGTTCATGGATGCAGCTTGCATCTGCAATTGAGCATATGTCGCAAGAAGAAAGAATGCAACTAGCAAAAGATCAAAGGAGCGCGTACTTAAACGCAATCCCAACCAAACGAGATGCAGCAATTACATTGACTGAATCATTAAAGCTATACAGTGGAAAGGTATAACGATGGGAATGTTGTTTAATAACTGGTTGCGTCGCACACGTGATCTACAGGAAAACGTATACTTCATTAACTACGAAGAGATGACAGGCGATAAGCCACAGAATATTCGCAAGTTGATTGAGTACATGCGCTGGAACATGCTAGCCATTGACGATGAACTTGCAGAGATGCGCCAGGCTATCTCATGGAAGCCTTGGCAGCACGATGCTCCTTACGCGGACCGCGAGGAAATTGTTAAGGAAGCTGTGGATGTTCTTCACTTTGTTGCAAATATCATCGTTGCGGCGGGTGGAACAGACGAAATGCTGGATAAGTTCTATATTGAAAAAATGGAACGCAATAAGGAACGCCAGCTTAATGGGTACAAAGTTAAAGATGAAGGCGTAAAATGTGAACTATGCAAGCGCGCAATTGATGACGTTGGGCGCAGCAGAAATCTTGGTATATGTGTAAAGTGCTTACCAGACGAAATAGGAGGGGACAACTAACATGCCTGAGGTAAACATTGAGTGGGTTAGAGCCCAAATGGAAGAAGCAAAGGTTAAGGTTGGCGTAGGTAACGCTATCCTTAAACTACTTGAAGAATGGGGAGGCATGAAGCTTTCCGACAATCAGACTAAAGATGTAATAGATCTGTTCAGCAGGCTAGCTCTTGGTCACTCTATCGTGCCTGAGAAGCCTGACGAGTTATGGGTTGATGCGCAACCAGGGTCTATACTGGTAGGCGATGAGGTCCGCGTTAAGGCTGACGCGTATGACGGATCTACTGGTGCTATGCATAACGGACGCCGCGGAAAAGTTGTTGGAGTTCGTTATGGCGACATTATCTTTAAGTCTATGGACGATAAGACGCCAGTTCTTGATGGCGCGCACTACACGCCGCATCTTCTGCAGAAAAGAATACGCTAATGAGAGCTACGGTTGAGTTTACAGTTAGCGGGAATGACTTTCAAGAACTGCGTGAGCAAGCGGAGTTTAAGTGGAAGAAACTTGCAAACGACACTGAGGCAACTCTTCCTATATCAGCAGAAATGAACATCACTGAGCTTGACGCTTTGCTAAACGCTAGGGTAACTGTTCGCACAAAGGTAGGTCAAGAATGAGCGAAAATCTTCCTAGAGTAGAGGCTTTACGCACCGCGGCATCTATTATTACTGGTGACAGAGATGCGCAGTACGGCGGACCAGAAGAAAACTTTGAACGTATAGCAAAGGTCTGGTCTATAATTCTCAGCGTGCCTATCACTCGTGAAGATGTTGCAATGATGATGGTTGGGTTGAAGGTTGCGCGATACGCGTCAAAATCTGGGTATCAGCCTGACACTTGGGTTGATATTGCTGGATACGCAGGTTGTGGCTACGAGGTAGGTTTGCTAGAAAACACCGCGGAATAGCAGGACATTTACTGCGAATGCGGTATACAGTCCTTCCGTACACATTACGGAGGGATTCCCATGTCTAACCCACAATTTATTGACTGCAACGGCCTTGCTGGTTTCATGAGCCTTGGTTTTATTCAACAAGGTATGGAAATGAAACTGCGCACTGGAACACTTGATTTTGGTAACCCAGTTGCAGAGGCTAACCGTCATCACCTAGGAAATAACTGGGTATCTCAGTTCTCAGATGACCCGAGTGAATGGCCAGTAATGAAGGCTGACATTGTTATGGGTTGCCCTCCCTGCTCCGGTTGGTCAGTGTGGTCTGGTGAAGCTAATCGCGGTCCTGACGCTAAGGCGCACGAGCATACACGCGCATTTGTTAGATACGCTGCAAAGGTTGCGCCTAAGTTTGTTGTTTACGAGAGTGTGCAGCAGGCTTACACGCAAGGGCGTGAGGTAATGGTTAAGTACCGCAATATGCTAGAAGAATTGTCTGGCAAGAAGTACGACCTGTACCACGTGAAACACAATAACTTACAAGTTGGTGGATTCTCGTATCGTCCTCGTTACTTCTGGATTGCTGTTCGCAGTGGCATTAAGTTTGATGTTACGCATATTGAGCCGACAGAGCTTCCACGCATTATGGACGTTATTGGAGATCTTGCTAAACTTCCTTTGACATGGAATAGCCAACCGTACGCAGCTCCAGCAACTAAGTGGAATAAGCACCTGCGCTCAAAAAATGGAATGGTTAACGGTCACATCGGCAAGACTAATATTCATGCTCAACGCATTGAAGAGATCTTTAGCATTATTGGAAATGACGCCTGGGAAGGCAATGGCGACACTGGCGGTGCGCTAAAGAAGGCCGTTGAAAAGAACAATGGTGAGTTCCCGCAAAAGTGGATGGATATTTCTCCGCGTGTTATTCGTAAAGAATTTAAGCTTGGGTTTTCACAACCATATCGCTGGAAAGAAGATCACTGGTGCAACGTACTTACTGGCTCTGCACTAGATCACGTTGTTCACCCAACTGAACCTCGCTTGATTACTCACCGCGAGGCTGCACGCATGCAGGGACTTCCCGATGACTGGGATATTGAAAGCGTTAAGGATTACTCAGCACTTCCTGCAGTCTGGGGCAAGGCAGTCGCGGTGCAGGCTGGAAACTTTATTGCGAAGGCAATTAAGGATTCACTAGAAGGAAATCCACAAGAAGGCAATGCTGAAAAGATTGGTGACCGTGAGTACTTAATCAACGGTGATAAGGACTTTTCTCGACACGCCGCAAAGAAGAAGTGGTACTCTAAGCCTATGGAAGCACGCGCGTAATGATACGAGACTACGACGAAGACCTAGCACCTCAGTGCGAGTTGTGCTGGATTCGTGAGAATAGCACGTGGGAACCAGATAGCGTTGATGAAAATGGAAATATCATCACGCGGTTGGTAAGCGTGACCGTTCCTCTTAACCTAGTCCCTGGCGCGGTATGTGAATGTATTTCCTGCGGGAAAGTTACCGTAGTAGGCATATACGTGCCTATAGAGCCATATGAGCGGGATAATGAAGACGAGGATATGTCAATCGAGGAATCAAACCCCGACGAGCGCTAAACATGTGATATAATTTCCATAATGACGAACGGACGCATACATGCAAACATTCTTACCTCACACTGACTCCTTTGAGCATATTGCTCAGGAGCTCGACAACAAGCGCCTTAACAAGCAGGTACTTGAGGCATGGCAACTCATGCTTGTACTTACGTCACTAGATCCTCGCGGTGAACATCGTGACCCTAAAGGCTGGCGCAATCATCCGGCAGCAAAGATGTGGGAAGGCCATGAAAAAGGTCTTGCCTTATATGCGACTACAATGTGTGACGAGTGGCTGCGTCGCGGTTACAACTCAACTATGATTCCTAAGATCCAGGGCACGCTTACTCGCGCGCTTGAGCTTGACCGTATCAGCAACGAGCTTACCTTCCCAGACTGGCTGAAGGACACGGACAAGTACGAACAGATCGCATCTACTCACCGCGTTGCTCTACTGCGCAAAGATTACGAGTGGTACTCACAGTTTGGCTGGCCAGAGGATAAAGGCTTTCGCCCTGCGTATTACCAGTACCTATGGCCAGATCATTCTGGCGAGCTTGTGTTAGGCACCTACAACAATATGTAGTGGCCGCTCAGTGACTCTTAGAGACACTTTCATACGACCTCCAAGGTAATTATTGACTAAAAAATAGTCGGTGTTTTACCGTACCTTTTCCGTCCATTCAGTGTATTATCCTTTATGACGGAAGGGTTCACTGTGAAGGATTCGCGTAAAGGCGAGCTGCTTTGGAAGGAATGGACAGGCTCTGGATATGAGTCTATCCACGATAACTCACTTGTCTTTTTTACCGACGAGAGAGTTGACGTAGAGAACGAGCTTATCCGCCGCGCGCTCGCGTCTGCACTTCAACGTGATGGTATATCCGTTACACTAGGCAACGGTTTTCAAGCTATTGAATCTGCTCATGTATCTTATGGATATGCTGGTGAAGTAGACGGCGATATTGATCTTACCGTTTGTGATGAAGACGGTGAAACTCAGTACGGAGACGCTGTTGACAATATGTCAGAGATCACCTGGGTTGAGGTGCTTCAATGAGCTTAAATCCAGGAGAGCTTAACTGGCAAAAAGAGTCTACATGCTCGCTGCCAGAGAACGACAAGGTAAAAGATTTCTTCTTTTCAACAGAGCCTGCAGAAAAGTATCAAGCAAAGAACTTGTGCTTCGTATGTCCTGTTCGTAAAGACTGCTTAAAGTGGGCGCTTGAGCACAAACAAATCTGGGGTATCTGGGGTGGAAAGGATGAAGGAGAGATTCGTCGTACTCTTTCAGTATCCTGGAACGGACAAGAATCACGTCGCCAACGTTTCCCGCAATGCCCTTATTGCAACGCACGACCAAATCGTCTTAAAACACTTGTTGTTAACACACCTAATGGCGGACGCTGGGCAACCATGCGTCTTGTTCAATGCGAGGCTTGCGACTTTACCTGGCGCTCACGAACAAGCGCAAATGCTGTAGATGCGTATCATTCACAACGGGAAGAGAAGCTACTGAAGGCTTCAACCAAAAAGAAAAAGACTAAGAAGAAAAAAGAAAAGCTAGTCTAGCGCTCGGTTAAGATATAGGTCAGTTTGAGTTGCTGGATCCTTAAGGCGATCCATCCACCAGCGACACGCCTTCTCGTTCTCTGTAAGTGTAAGTACTCCCCAGATGCGTCGATTATCTAGGTACTGAGGAATACCCTGCTTGCGTGCAGACTCTGAGAATACCATGTACTCCCAACGATCAGATTCCTCGGTGTAGTTAAGGCGTTCAATGTACTCGCGCTTAATTAAGTACGTGCAATGCACGCAGTCACACTCAATAAGACCTTTAATTGCTTGGTCAAGAATTTTATAGTATGTGTCGTTTGCTACAATCGAGCCGTAGTCATCTACAAGGTGATGATAGTTTGCATAGAACTGTCCTTGGTGTCCTTCTATCTTTGCTGCCTCAGTCGGAATATCCGCATGATCTCCTCCAGCAATAGCGTATCTAAGAAGCGGAGCTACAATTGGAAGTTGAAGTTTAACCATTTCCTTAAGAGTGTCTGGGTATAAGAAGTTATCTAGATCTACTACGAAGTAATAGTCCGCGTCTGTGAGTAAGCATTGGCGTAAGCTTTCTTGACGAATCTTTGCAAGAACTCTAAATCTTTCACCTGTCCACTGATGAACCTCAAGATCCTGCACTCGCTCTGCTACGTCCTGTGTCTCGAACGCAACGCTGCGGTATGACTGTACGTTGCGACCAATCCAGTCAGCAAGAATATCCTCGGTGTTATCCGTATTGTTATTCGTGCGGATGTAGATATGAATTCTGTCCTTAGGGTAATCCCACGCGTCAAGTGTTTCTAGGAAGAAGTTTAATACCTGCGCTTTTTGTTTTGCAAGTAGAGCAACGAATACAATTGGCTGCTCCATTAGATCCCTTGTTTGTAGAATACTAGGTTGTTTCTTAATCGTAGATCTACTGGATTACCTTCTATTGCAAGTTCTCCGTACTTAATTGCCTTAGGCTTATCTCCCAGATTGTGCGCTGCAAGAGCCTGCATATCGTAGAGTCGCCATTCCCACAGATCTTTACTTGAAAGATAGTGACTTGTTTTTTCGCAGCGAGCAACTATCTTGGATGTTTCCCAAATGCCTGACCAGTCGCCGCGCTCATAGTAGCAACGAACCTTCTCAAAGTAATTTTCACCGCAAGGATCAATCTCAATTGCGCGATCTGCCCACACCATTGCAGTCTCAGGTTGACCAAGGATACGGCAAGCCTCGCTTGCCCAACGACACACCGCAGCTCTCTCAACATACCAGTCCTTACTAAACGCATGAACTTTTTCAGCACTTGATAGAACTAGGTCCCACATCTTATAGAACATGTATTCGCGAGTAAGATAGACCCAGATGCGGTGATCTTCTCCAAATTCTTTTGACGCGGCAACAAGCATAGGTAGGTACTGTCCGCGTGATTTTGTGTCATCCGGCTTGTGATACATCTTAGTTCCAGTAATTGTTATGCTTCTAATCGGTGTATCAAGCGACGGAACGAATACCTCGTGAATTGGATACTTCCAATACATACCATGACGCGCGTGTAAACGACAACCTAACCAAACGTGACCTGTGTCAAAATCGCACCAGCCTTTGTTAGCATCTGGAATCCACTGCTTGCGAACCTCATCAAAAAAGTTTTCATCTACAAGCTCGTCCATGTCAAGTGACAAGCATACGTCTACGTCATTAGGAAGTAAACTCTGTGCGGTGTTACGAGCAACGTCAAAGCGCCAAGGCTTTACAGATATTTCATGAACGATTACGCCATGCTCACGAAGGATCTCAACGGTTCTATCAGTGGATCCAGTATCACACACAAGGCGGAAGTCTGCGCCCTTTGTGGTTTCAGCCCAGCGGGCAGCATGCTTTTCTTCATTCAACGCGATGGCGTAGGCAGCTACTTTCATGGTACTACCTTACACTATTTTACTAAAGAATGTTGTATTTACACGCGCTAACTTAAAGGATAACGAACAATTATGATACCTGAAGCTCCTGCACCACCTGCGTCATCATCGCCAGCTCCACCACCGCCGCCTGTATTAGCTACAGCAGCGCCAGCAACAGCAGAAGTGTTTCTGTTTCCACCAGCGCCACCACCGCCGCGTCCTCCACGACCCATATTGTTTGTCTGTCGGCTACAACCGCCTCCGCCACCAGCGTAGTAGCCACTTTCACCTGTGCCTGTGACAGTTGCCCACAACGCCCACGTCTGCAAACCGTCTCCGCCATCATTCGGCGTGACTGTCCCGGCAATACCTGCAGCTCCCGCTCCGCCGCCGCCACCCGCGTTAAAGATAGTAGTGTTGTTTGAGTACCCGGTGCCGCCAGCATTTCCGTATCCGATTGCTCCGCCAGTGTTTCCTTGTGTTGCTGCTCCACCTGCTTGATTTGAGTAGGATCCGCCAGCGCCAGAGCCGCCAGAAAGACCAGTGTTATTAGTACGACCGCCACCGCCACCATTAGAAGTGATTCCTGCAAATACTGAATTGGTGCCAGAACCACCGACCGCTCCGCCAGCAGAAATTCCGCTTGCTCCGCCAGAACCAATTATTGCTGTGTAAAAACCAACGTCAAAAGTAGATGAAGACTTGTAAGAAAGTCCTCCCGCGCCGCCTGCTCCGTACCCGCAGCCGCCACCACCACCAGCAACTACTAGAACTTCTGCGCCTTTGATTCTTTGATTAGGCAAGAAAGAACCTGTTGAAGTAAAGGTATGGTATGCGTATCCGCCTGCAACGGTAAGTGTTCCACCGACTGCTTTTACGCCGTTTGAGATTCCGTAAAGAGTGAAAGTAGAACCTGATAAAAAGTTACCAAAACGCGCTGCTAAAGTAATTGTTGTAACAGCAGAAGTTGAAGCAGAACCACTGGACCATAAAATAGCGCTTAGTTTATTTCCATTTGAGGCAGACGCATTATCTTCTGCTGAAGCGTCTATAGACACAGACTTACTTGTAGTACTTGTGTAGTTTGGGCAGTGAACTTCTAAATTGCTGAATGTGGATGCCGTTGCAGTATTACCAGGAACAATTAACGCATTGTTAGTTGTGTCGTCTGAAAGTATCGTTGTTCCATAACCCCAGATACCTCTTGCAGAGTTGCCTTCAGCGCCATTAAGACTCAATAGAGCATAGTCGCCGTTATCCGCACGCGAAGTACGCCCACTAACAACTAACTTTAAGTCAGTATAATTTTGCGGGATATTGGAAAATGTCACTGAGTTAGTAGTTGAACTAAGTGTATAAGTCTGAATAGGAATAAGTGTATTAGCCATTAGACCGCGTACCTCACAATTACAACTCCTGAGCCACCAGATGCAGAATCACTAGCAGTTCCGCCATTATATCTGCCGCCAGCGCCATTTCCAGTGTTTGGATTACCAGTTCCTGCAGTAGTTCCACTGCTACTGCTGCCTCCAGAGCCGCTTTGAAGGTTTGCTAGGCCACTTCCATGAGACCCATTAAAGTTAAAAGCTCCACCGCCACCTGTTGCATAGTAGACTGCAGTTCCCGAGATTGAATTTAAAGTTCCAGCGCCACCTGCACCGCCGGAAGACGTTGTACCATTTCCACCAACTGCAGAAGAACCACCACCGCCGCCAGCTCCATTGTTGTAATTACGGTCTCCTGTTCCACCGCCACCACGGTAACCTTCTACTGGAGTGT